AAATTGTTGTGTGTAGATGGCGCTTTGTTTATGATGATTGGATTGTCGGTTGTGTACAACATAGGCGTCTGGTATTACTGGTTATTGTTAGCCAGTTTAGTGCTAAATCTGATATTCTTTGTTAGCGTGGTAATCAACCATTATGAGAAGTCCATGCGAAGGAAGAAAGGAAGATTGGAATAGCGAACATGTATCAGGGAATTAAGGACGAGCTTGTGGTGAGTTCTCTTAACGACTACTTCAACGGGTTACCTGAAGACGCGGCAAGTAGACTGGACTCATCAATCCGTAGTGCGACCGAGGGTAGAGAGCTAGATTTGGTCACCTCGCTTGTTGGCAAATTGAGTGTTGACTATTCCGAAAGGAGGGCCCACTTCCGTGACCAGTTATTACCCCAGGTCTTAACTAATTATCCGCGGCTCAATGATATGGAATTGGATTCAGCGGAGCGTATTGGACCTTACTCCATCCAATTACCATGGGAAGAGAGGCGAGCTGGTCTAGCTAAGTACTATCAGCGGGAGAAGCTTAGCTATGATGAGACCAAACTTCAAGAGGCCGTTGATAAGCTGGGTGCTATGTTGCCCAGGGGACTCGTTCCGAAATCTGTTATCCAGGCTTATGCATCAATGCCAACAGGAACCAATCTCGGTGCCCCGTTCTTCAGCTCAGATGAAGAATACTTAGGTCCCACTCTCAAGAGGGCACAAGAGATTGAGCGCAGTGGTTACCGTGACACAGGTGATCCTTGCGTTGTGTATTGGAGAGGTCAACCCAGAGGGTTGGGAGAGATTCCAAAACAAAGGGTCATTTGGGGATATCCTCATAGCTTGACCATACATGAATTGCGGTTGCAGTCCAGCTTTCTTGAGTGGGCTAGGGGTAGTAACGAATTCGCAGCATGGGTGGGAGCAGACAAGGTTAATGAGGTAATAACAAGTGTGATCAACAATGCTAAACGTCCCATATTGAGCGTCGACTTTAGTGGTTTCGATGCCAGCGTACCACCAATTCTGATAAGGTCCGCATTTAATCTAATTCGTGGGATGTTTGTTTCCTCTGCTGGTAAACTCATAGATTACATAGAACGCCAGTTCCTTACAATACCAATAATCACACCTGATGGTCTGTTTCACGGTATTCATGGTGTGCCAAGTGGCTCTGGTCTCACGAACTGGGTGGACACTCTAATACAGTGGCTTCTCGCTTTGTATAACCGAATGGTAATGAACCTAGGGCAAGGCGATGATGGTTGTTGGACATCTGAGGAAGATTGGAATCCCGAAGATGTTGCTAAGGGTGTTGGCGAATTCGGTATGAAAATGAGTGTTGACAAAGGCTTGGTTGACGAACTTGCTGTAGTGTTCCTGCAAAACCTTCATCAATTAGAGTATACAGTCGATGGAGTTAGTGTGGGCGTCAGACCATTAGAGAGAATCCTCAATGGAATGCTCAGTTATGAGCGAATGAATAAGCACTGGTCAGGTGCTGATGACACCATTAGATGGCTGCAGCAAGCGGAGAACGGGAAGTGGCATCCGAGATTCCGAGTACTAGCTAATTTGCTATACCAGAATGATAAACTACTGAAAAGTGGTAAATCGCTAACTGACATCGTCAGAAGTGGCGGTGGATTAACGGTAATTGCAAGCGACTTAAAGCAAACACCGTTTCCGTATGGCAAAGAACCTCTCTCCAAGTTAAACGAGTTCAGTATCGTTAAAGAGTTAAGGAAACTAGGAGCGTTTGGAAGGC